AGATGGTTTATCTGAGCTGTGACCACTGGAACCGTGTACGACTTGATCATGTCCAGAACCAGTGTGCCTTCGGACTGGTTCCAGAAGCTCGTGAAGTTGGCTCCAGAGATGGAGCAAGCATCTGCGTTTCGCGTGACGGACGCTGTGGTGGTGGGGATGTATGAGGTCGCAAATGCGCCGACTTCAACAACAAATCCCCAAATCAATATTCCGTTTGTTCCACTTACGGTGTTTATTGATGATCCAGCCGCATCAGTCGAACCAACAACCGCGTAGTACGGACCAGCGCCAGCGGTTGATGTAAGCGTCAACCTCCACCATCCGTTTGAATACTGCTCTGCGGTTGCCGTACATCCGGCAGCAATGTTGGTGATAGCTCCAGTTGTGAGATTCAAATAGCAATCTGTACTGAAGCTATTTTGTATCTTTGATACGTATGCAAAATTCTTTCCTGAAGCCTTTACGAAGACTGATACTGTTACTGGATTTCCGGACGCTATTCCAGAAGAGACAGCCTTATATGCCTGACCAGTTAGCGATCCGGTTGTGGAAGGATAAATCAAATCAGCAGTTGAAGCTCCATCTGGTGCAACTGCTGTGTTCGATGTGACTGTTCCGTTGTATTTTGCCCAAGAAGCATCCGCAAAATCCTCACTCCGAGACACCAGATTCGTCCGCGACTCCTCCAACAACAACCCAAGGCATTGCAGCGTGGCTGGGTTGTAGTCGATGCGCGGCACGTTGGTAGCCGCCGTCTGGATCAATCCATCGCTTCCAACAAAGGTCCGCGTTGTCGAAGAATTCGTAAACGTCGGCAGCGGACCAATGTTGGCCACATACGCCTGTCGAGCAGCGAATTGCAGGTCAAGCGTCAGCGCGGGATCGTATGGAGTCACCAACCCCTTCTGCGCGTTGAGCCTAAGACTGGTCGATAGGCGCATAGCTTAGAACGTGATCTTGCCCTTGTACGCAATCACGGTCCCGCTGGTGAGCTGGAAGCTCTCGATGCAGCCAACGATCACCATGCCGGCGGGGATGGTGGTAGCGGTCCAGGTTCCGCTCACCCCCTCTCCGGTGATGGACGTGAACACTGCGTTGGAAACCACCTGCAACGCGCAGAACGGCCCGCTCTGAAGCGTGGTCGCAGTAACCAACTGGAACCCGGATGTACCCATCCCGAGTTCGATGGCCATGTTTGAGATGTCGCTCATATGTCCCAGATCTTCCTGATTTGATTCTTCGTGAAAGTGCTTTCGAACCGGCTTCCCTGCCGGTCTTCCATCCTGCTGAACCCATGCTTCACCTTGTCCTTCAGTTCAGCTTCCCTGGCAAAGCCGGTGGCAGCGAACCTCGCAATGGGTTGACGCTGCCACCGCTTCCCCTCAACAACGATGGATTCAGTTCCCATCGGAGCGATTTGCTCGATGGACTTTCCGCCGTTTTCAAAGGTGTAGATGGGCATGTCAGGACTCCATCTCGCTGTCGTACTTCTCGACCATATTCCGCATGGACTTCTCGTCCTCTGGCATCTCGGTCTTCTCGGTATTCTTGTTCTCGTACTCGGCTTGCATACCACCGACCGACAGGATCTCCACGTAGGCTTCACCCTCTTCGATCTTCTTCACGCGAGCCTTGACCTCGGGAAGCGTGACCTCATCACCGATCTCGGGAGCAACATTGCTGTTGTCCTCTGCATCGGTCGAGAGAGCCTCGACAGGAATAGAAATCATGGCGCGATCTTCGTCGGACCCGTTTTCCCCGCAAGCGGAATGGGAAAAGGGGACACCGCCTTGGCGATGCCCCCTCGGTCCAACGGCAATCACCATGATGGTGGCCGTTTTCTTCATACGATTACACCGTGGAAGCGGTCTTGCAGCGGTGGACCAGGTACCAGACCGGGTTGCCGGTGGACGCCGTGTTACCGGCAGCCAGACGGAGCGCGGTGAAGTACAGCTTCACGCCGACAGTGACCAACTGGTTGAGCGGGTCGCTCTTGTCGGGCGTGTCGGTGATGACGATCTTCGGAGAGAGCGGATCGTCGCCCGTGAGGTGGGGGATACCGAACGACTCGTTGCCGAACATGAACGAGGCGATGATGTCCTTGCCGGTTCCGAGGCCACCACCAGCGGAGGACGCCTGGTACACGAACTCGTCGGCATCCGTGGAGGAGCCGGTCGAGATGAACGAGTTGGTCTGAGTGACAACGCGGCAGCCGTAGATGGAGCCGACTTCGCCCCGGTAGAAGGGTTGACCCTTGTTGCCGTAGTTGGAGGCGTTGAGCCAGTCGCTGTCGCGCATCAGGTCGCGGGCCACTCGAGGATCGGTCGCGTAGACGTAGCTACCGTTGATGAGCGGAGCGCGATTGCGCTTCAGCCGGGTCATCATGTCGAGGATCGCGCTGGCCGTACAGGTCACCTGATTCGCCGTCGTGCTGGCGTTCAAGTCCTGGAACCGGGGCGGATTCGTGGACACAGCAGCGTTGATCAGCGCACCGGGCACGCCGTACACCTTGATGCCGCCAGAAGTGGCATGGGTGTTGATCGCGTCGTCGTTGGAGATCGACGATTCAATCGCCGTACCGATGGACGAACCGCTGGTGCTCAGGTTGGAGCCAACGAGCGTGTTGCGGATGACGGAGTCAACCCACAGAGCCATGTCGAGACCGGAGGTCTTGGTGGCCTGCTGGAGCGAGTTGAACAGGTCCGTGGCCCGCAGGATGTCGGTGAGGCCGATGACCTGACCGTACTGCGCGAGACCCTTCTCCAGCTTGTTGAGCGCGAGAGCCCGGTAGTTGGAGGACGAGATGGCGGCACCTTCCGTACCGATCGTCTGGACACCGGCAATGCTCGGAGCCCCGAAGCGGAACATGGTGATGGCCTTGTTGCCGTTGTTCTTCGGGATCGGAGCCTTCATCGCGAACTGATCGAGGATCGTCTCCTGCTGGACGATGCTCAACAGCTCCTTGCTGAAGTAGTTCTGGAACTGATTCGTGAGCGTGGTCGAGGTAGTAACTGGCATGGTATGCTCTTTCTTTTCAATCAGGCTTCACGGTCAAACTCTCGCGCAGCCTTCATCAGGCGATCCCGCTGCTCCTTGAGCGGCATCTTGGCAAAGTCTGTTTCCTCTGCCTTCAGCGGTTGGGTGGCCGTTCCCTTCCCGATTGCTGTTTTCTTCTGGAGCTTGTCCAACTGTTCCTTGAGCGATTTGTTCTCCGCTTCCAGCGACTGAGACATGCCGGCAGTTTTCTGGAGCTTCACGATCTCGACGGCGTGGGCCAGTCCATCGGGTGCTGCCCGGAGGATCTGGAACTTGCCGATCAGGTCCACGGTGGACTTGTACAGGTCAGAATTCGGATCCTTCAGTTCCGGTTCCCTTTCCGACAGTCGGAGGTACGTGTCCTCCCACGCCTTGTTGAACCGTTCCTGCTGGACCTTGCTCTGATGTTCACCTGCGGCCTTGCGAGCCTCTGCTGCCTTCTTCGATGCGGCCTTCGCGAGATCCTTGTCGCCATCGGCTTCAAACTCCCGCGCTGCCTTCTCGTAGTCTTCAGCGGTGAACCCTGCCTCGTCCCGGTACGTGTCGGTAGCCTTGGCATCGGTTTGCTGCCGTTGCTTCTGCCACTCATCACGTTCGCGGGCCAACGCGTCCTTCTCGGCCTTGATGGCCTGCTTCTCGGCGTTGATCGTCTCCCAAGTCTTGCTCTTCCGAGCCTGTTCCTGGGCGAACTTCGACTCCTTCTTCTGCTCGACCTGCTTCGTCTCCTTCTTCGGAGCCTCTTCAGGCTGCGCCTTCGTATCCTCCGCCTCCTCGGAAACTTCCTTACTGGCAGAAACCTCATTCTGAGGCTCCGTTTGCTCGGTTGCAGAGGACTCTGTGGGAGTCTCCTGCGTTTCCCGGCTGTCAATATCGACGCCAGAATCGAAGTCCCTTGCGGCTGCAAGAAGACCGTCAGCACTCAACACTTCACTCATGGTTGCCTATTACTCGTCCAGTGACCGGCAAGAGTCACTGTCCGTACCTTGACCCTTAGTTGCTCGTATCAGAATCCGGGTCTGTATCCTGATCCGAAATGGATTCAGCGTTGGCCATCACTTCGATGACCTTCACCAAACTGGACTGACCCATGGCGAAGCCGCACGAATAAGGCAACTGGTTTCTATCAGTGATCGCGGCGGCATTCTGCATGAGTACAGTGTTGAGCAGGACGTTCTTGAACCTCTTGCCAGTGTCGGACTTGAGGAATGACTCAAGTCGCTCGGCGTCCTGCTTTGTCCACTGCTCGGACGCGACCCATTTCTGGTGCCGCGTGAAGATCCATGCTGCCTTGAGCCGGTCGAGTAGCCTGATCATTTCTTCTTTGCGGCTTTGCGGAGACCAGCGGCAGCCTTCTTCTGGAAGGCTTCCTTGCCGAGCTTCTTGCGCCCGATGTAGGCAGCGAGAGCCTTGGGATCGTCGGCTCCCTCTTTCTTGAGTTGGGCAGCCAGTTTGCTGAAGTGTTTGTTTGATTTGGACTGTTTCTTCATAAAGTCACCAGGCTTTGCAGGACCAATGCCTCGGAGTCGTCTTGTCGGTTGCCGTGTCGCAGTTATGGCGTGCGCGGAAGTTCTTTCTGCGTTCCGGGTTGTCCCGCTTGATCTCCATGTTTGGGTCCCCGAACCGTACCTTGATCACTGTTCCCTTCGGGTTTAGCACGTACACGGCTTTCTTCTTCTGTTCGCCGGGAGTGTAGAAGGGTTTGTTGAGCGAGACTTCCTTGCCTTGGTACTTGGCCATGGGTGTTAGTCTTTGGATCCATCACAGGCTTTTGCGAAACAACTGGAGCAGTAGGTCTCGCAACGATCTGAGAGGATAGTTTGTTCTGTAGTGAAACCGTCTCCGCAGCTTTTGCATGTCTCAAGCCAATTTGACTGAACTCCCCACACCAGTCCTGCTGATTGACCGATGGAAAGCAGCTTGGCCTCCCGCTCGGTGGGTATCGGTGGCAGGAACCAGCCAGGAAGAAATTGCACTGTTTACAGGAGATCATTGTACGGGAGCGGGAGCGGCTGGAGCCTGCATCTGCGGTTGTTGCGGTTGGAGCATCCCAGTGGATTCAAGGAACTTCTGGATCTCCTTGCGGAGCTTGCGGGCCTCGTTGGTGGACACCTGCTCGTAGCCTTGCAGGAGTGAATCGAGCCGCGTCATGAACGCCTGCTGGGCAGCCGGTGTGAACTGCTGGCCCTGCTGCATGGCACCATTCAGGTACTGCATGAGGACACCGATACGACCGGCGAAGTTCTGACCGGGCTTGGCCGGCACCGGGATGCCAACCAGCAGTGTCGGGATGGTCTTGGTCTCGTCCTCCAGTTCGTCCTGGGCCTTCTGACCGGGATCCCGCAGCAATCGCTTGATCAGCGACGGGTCGTCCAGCTCCATGATCGACTTGTCCAACTCCACCTGGTCGATCCACGGCGAGTTCTGGAAGAGCTGTTTCCGGTTGATGGCCTGCTGGATCATCATCTGTCGGCTGACCATGTCCATGCCGCCCTTGGGCTCCAGCTCGTACTGATCATGGAGGGCCACGGGATCTGCCTCGAGCGAGTCCTCGGCGAAGCGGTAGCGCAGGCTCTTGGAATCGTACTGGATGTACAGGCTCCACGCTTGCCGGTAGAGCTTACCGAGAGCCATACGAAAGAGTCGCGCACGCAAGTCACCGGACTGCATGGACTGCGCGTTGATGGACTGGATCTCGGTAGCGGTGCGTCGGTCGCTGCCACCGGACATCGCGGTGGACATGGCGTAATCCGGCGAACCGATGCGGTTCTCGGCGATGGACCGGGTGGACATCATCTCCTGATCGAAGGAGATGGGCGGTTGCGGCATGGTCACTGGGGCCACGCCGTAGGGAAGGATCTGACCGGGTTGGAACCGCAGGTTGATGGAATTGGGGATCTCGCGCTCTGCCCGGAACAGCGGGCGGTTGTAGAGCGTCATCGCGTCGTGCTTGTGGTTCCACATCGACGTGAGGCTCAGTTCAAACGGAGCGAGGATTTCGCAGACACCGCGAGGCGAGAACCAACCCTTGTCCTTGATCTCGTATGGGAAGTCTACGAACGGAGCTTGGCCATGGTCGTAGGGCAGTTCCATGGGATCCCGCAGGTCAAGATCCACGGCAGCCGGCGAGTAGGTGTAGACCTCCCACTTGCCGTCGTCGCGCTTGCGGTACACTTCCCAGACGATGACACCGTCGGTGTTGGTGGTGTACGTGATGCCTTCGCGAAGCTGTTTGGCGGACGACTCCAGATTGGTTCCTGGAATGTTGTCGTCGTTGGGGTTACCCCGGATGCGCTCGATGGTCTTGGAATCGGCTTTCCATCCGTACTGGCGGGCCATGCGCTTGTACGCGGCGATGGACATCGGCATGACCTGCGCCATCCAATCGGCGTCCTGAAGATCGACGGTGTAGGCCGGCACCAGGAAGTAGAGGGGATCGATGGCCTCGAAACCCACGCGCTTGTCGCCGGGGTTCCAGTAGCACTTGAGGACACCGCGACCGGACATGAGGGTGTAGTCCACCCAGGACAGCACCTCGTCGGTGAAGTTGGTCTTCTCTCGGATCTTGTAGTTGAACCAGTCCTCGGCCACCCGTGTGTAGGCGTTGAGCTGCTGGCGCATCGGTACGAACGTGGCAACAACGTCCATTCCGAGGGCTTGCTGGAGGAAGAGTGGCTTCAGCTTCTCGATGGCAGTGTCGATGAGGGGCCAATGCAGGTCTGCTGCCTTGAGCCACGGCTTGTTCTGCCGGCGGAGCCCATGATGACGGAGTTCGTACCAGCGTGTCTGGCGCGTTTCCCACGGCTGCCGCTGATCGACAGCTTCTTCGATCTGCCCTTGCAGATTTTGCCGTTGTTTGTCTGTCATCATCTCCTCCAAGCGTTATCCACCGACCTCACAACCTGCAAGCGGACCTGAATCCGGCTCGATTGGCCCGATTTCATCCTCCATCCGCTGCAAAAGGCTCTTCCCATCCTCACCCAAGGCGCGGAAGTACTCGTCCATGCGTCTGCCACCGGCAGCACAGAAGGCCAGTACCAGTGCATCCGCTCGATCCGGCGAGTTGATGCCTCGGGAGCGCAGCTCGTCCTTGCCTTCCAGAGCAAGTTTGCCTTTTCCGTTGGTGCGGACCTTGCGATTGATGAACTGGTTGAGCGTGATCTCGTCGTTGCCCGCTGGCCCCAGAACAATCTCGTTCTTTTCGATGGATCTCCCGAACTCGATCCACATTTCTGCGCCTCTCGAGACGAATTGATCGTCCCGGATGGCTTTCTCACCGAAATTCACACGGTTCACGTCCCATCCCTCGGACTTGAGCGCATCGCACATCACGATACCCATGCCACCGGCGTCCGCGTAGATGTCTTCGGGTCGCAAGCTCCATTTCCTGAACTGGTGGATGAACTTCCCGATGGAATTCATGGTGTCGCGATCCCGCCACGTCACCAATCCCTTGATCACATTGCCCTGGCGCACCGCCAGCACGCTCTCGTCGCCACCGGCAGAGAAGTCGCACCCCGCCATGAGTCGTTCTCCCTTCTCCTTGGACTCCGGTGGGTTGGAAACCGCCTTCTGCCAGTCCGCCGTCTTGACTGCCGTGAGGGAACCGTCGTCCTCCATGAACTCGGCATAGATCATCGAGCGCACCAGCGGGTGATTCTCGCCCCATCGCTCAATCTGATCGTTGATCCAGTCCTTCTTGATGTGCGGACAGTCGTGTGCGGTAACGGTAAACGTCTTCCACTTACCGTCATTACGCCGGAATATCTCGTAGAAGTACCCACTGGCACCACCCGGCGACGACATGATCAGCGTGCGCGTGGGTTGGCAGCGTTCCATCGACTGGAAGATGCCGTCCTGAACGGATTTGGCCTCGTCGATGATGTACAGCAGGTTGTCTCCCTGTCCTTGACCGTGCCAACCCTCGGCTTTCTCCGGGTTGGAAGCTGAAAACCCGATGCACCTGGCCGGCGGCATGTTGGATCCGCGTCTGGTGTACGTGATTTCGCCGTCCACGATGCGGAATCCAACGTCTTCACCGCCCAAACCATTGGCCAACTTCCTCAAGTGAGGCCACAGAGCGTCTTGGACCTGCCGGTAAACGCCCGCTGTGCATACCACCAGGCTTCCGGGAAACCGGCACATGTGCCAGATGATCAGGCTGGCTGCCACGATGGATGTCTTTCCGCTGCCGTTGGCTGCCTTGAGGGCCACCTTGGAGTGCTTG